GTCCACTTCGGCGCGAGTCGCGAGCCGATCCGTTGAGCGAACAGTCGCGACGGTTTCGGCGTAAGCGGGGAACGTGACAACGCTTACCTCATGTAGTCGAACCTCGTTAAGCACGCGCCGGTTACCGTCGTCGCGCCACTCGTCGCCGCCATCCGGTACGGAGAATCCGAACGACATCGACGCGACATCGCCGCGCTGCATCATCACGGACAGGTCACGGCCGTAGGTGGTTGGCGGCAGGTCTGCGTCAACGAGTAGCCCGCGTGCATCCTCGGTGATCCGAGCCGAACCCGAGCGGGTCGTTGCCAGCACGAGACTGGAGTCATGGTTGAGCAGCATCGCGACGTTGTTGCGCGCCTCTAGCGAGCGGGCGAAAGCGCCCGGCGCAACACGTTCGATGAACGGCAGCGGCTCGGAGTCGGAATCGAACACGGCCGCGTAGCCGCGAAACGACATCCCGTCGCCGTTGGTTTCGTGAGCGCGTAGCTCGAGGCTCGCCTGGATAACGCGGTTTTCTTTCATTGCCTGCACCTATCAGACCGAGTAAGCGGCGGTCGGGTTGTCGGGGTCAATGCCTGCCGTGTTCTGTAGCTGGACCGTTGGTAGGCCGGTGTGGTCGATGGCGGGTAGCCCCATCGCAGCAAGTACCTCGCTCGGGTCAAAGCCCGAGTTGACGAGTTGCACGGACATCGAGACGCGCTTAGATGTCTCAACAATCGACGCGGCACCGAGGTCCACGTTGGCTAGCGGCACCCGATAAACCTCGCCGCCGTCAACGGGCGGCAGGTCTTCAAGCCGGTGTATGTCGTTGATGGACAGGAACCCCGCTTGCATCCCGGTCGAGTAGGAGGTGTAGCGGGTCGCTAGATCGCCGCGCAGGATGCCGTCAAGATTCCATTTAATGAACGCGGTTGGTGCGAGCAGTAGCGGCGAGTAAGCGGCCTCAAGCTTGGCGATGATTGGGCGAAGCGTGTAGGTGGCGAACTGGATCGCGTTCTGCTCGACGCTGGCGTAACTCATTGCGCCGGGCGTTGTCACGCCGATCATGTGCGGCGGCACGCGGAAGATGCGCGCAACCTCTTCTACCGCGAACTGGCGCGATTGTAGGAACTGCGATTGCTCATTATCGACGGAGGTCTTGGAGAACTTCGCGCCACCGAATAAGACGCCGGGGCGGTGGGACTTCTTGAGCCCCTTATGCCCAAGCTCCCACGCGCTGACGAGGTCCTCGGCTTGCTCTTTGGTGAGCGCGTCCGGGTATTCAATAATGCCGCTGGCGTTAGAGCCTTGGCCGAAGAATCGGGCGGCGAACTCGTCCAGTGCGGATGCGAGACCAAGGGTCTGTTTGGCTTCGGAGATTCGCGACACGCCGCGCATTTCACCCGCGCGTTTCAGTTCGGTGATGTGCAGCATATCCGCGTCTGCGACCGTCGTTTTGCCTGCCGACGTGTCAACGTCGTAGACGATCCCGGTAGCGCTTTTGCGCGGCTGTACGATCTGCGGCGGCAGGCACGTTAGCGTCGAAACTTCGCCGGTGCTCTTCCGCACGATACGGATGAAGGCGTTGCCGTCCAGCAGTAGCGAGACGACAACTTGTGCGATGTGGTCGGCGAACGGTCTACCGTCCGGTGATGCAACCCACGCGGGCTTGTCGTAGCCGATGCGGTTACCGTCTTCGGCGCGCGTGAACGTGTCAACGGGTAGCGTAGAGATCGTGTCGGACAAGAGCCGAGTGCAGGCGTAGACAGCGCCGACGCGTAACGCGGTGGCCTGATCGACCGACGTACCGGCGAGCGTCTGATCTTCCCAACTGCGCCCTGAGCCCCAAACAGATTGATAGCTGACGCTGCGTTTCTCGAACAGGCGGTTAAGCACTACGATCAGCCGCCACTCCGAACAGAATGAGCAGCACGCCAGCGACGACGAGGGCTAGCGCAATGTTGAATAGCGCGACGCCTACCACAGCGATAGCGGCGCCGCCGATCTGTAGTCCAGCGGGGATAACGTCACGCGACATTGGCGAACCTTTCCGTTTAGAGTGAGAAGAAGCCCGGCAATGCGGGCGCGAGTGTTGGGTTAGCCGCGTGCCAACTGGCGCGCTCGAACGCCATCACGGATGCAATAGCAAGGTCAATCTTTCGCCGTGAGTTGCGGTGCTCTTTAGCTAGGCGTGATCCGCGCGCATCGACCTTCAATGTCGTGTTGCCGAGGTGTCGCAATAGTCGCGGGTCGCCGTCGAGGGTGATCGTCTGATTAACGATGGCCTCGTAGAACCGTTGCGTGGCCGGTGTCATGCGTGACGGGCTTTGCGGGAACTCGACAACGGGCAGCCCTTCGCCTTCAAGGACTTGATACGAGCGTGCCCATCGGAACGGGTCGCAGGCGATCTCGCGAACCTGCCAGGTCCGACACGCTGCCCTTATCGACTCTTCAACGTCGAGTATCGGCACCTGCCACTCGGCGTTATTCTCTGGCTTCTCCCAAGCCGCGACTACCTGAACGTGCGGAACATCGCCAACGCTGACAGCAATAAGCGCGGTCGAGTCGTTATTGAATGAGCCGTCGAAGCCGAGCACAACATCCGCGCCGGGCTCAATCTCGACGCCACTAACGCACTCGGCGGCCGATCCCGGCGGTAGCCAGTATTCGGCTACGGTCGTCCACCAACCGAGGTGATAGCGGACCCACTCGTGTAGCGGTATCTGCGCCTTACGCGCCACCACGTCGGACACGTTCAGGAAAGCATCGGATGCAGGGTTCGCTAGGCGTACCGCGGCGGCGGCGCCCGATTCGGTAGTGATGTCGTGCGCGTCGGGGTTGATACCCCAATGGACGAACAGAAACTCCGGGTCGGTTAGTTCGCCCGAGTTCACCTTGTAGCCGTACTCGTGCAATCGCCCTGCGAGGGAATCGAGGTCGGCGCCCGGCGTTGTCGTGTTGAGCAGTAGCGAATCGGATCGCTTACTCAGCCCGTTAGCGATGACCAAGTGGACGCGCGCTTTGTTGCCCGTCCATTCGTGGATCTCATCGGGGAAGAATGCGGACGGTCGCTGCCCGTCGTTGGTGCCCGCCACGGCCGCCACCTTGTAGGCCCGGCCCGGCCCGTTCTTCACCTGGATCTCACCCTCGAACGCGTCGAACAATGGCGAAAGTGTCGGTGATTCCTTCACGCAGGAGCGTAGGTCGCCGAATAGTAGGTCTGCCTGCTCGTAGCTAGCGGCCGCTACGGGGATGACGGCTGATGGCTGAGTGGCTAGAAGGTAGGTCGCAACCCACGCGCTGAGCGGCGTCTTGCCGTTGCCCTTGGGGACTTCGAGCATCGCGCGTCGGTAGCGTCTGGACCCGTCGGCCTTAAGCTCGAATAGCCATACGAGGAATAGTTTTTGAAACATCTCCAGCTTGACAGGCTGACCAAACTTATCGCCCTCACCGTACCGACAGTTGCGCTCAATCCACCGAATCACCTTCGGCCCGTCCGACGGCGCGTCCGTCAGTGGCGGGGAACTAGCCGGGCGGGGAACGCTAGTCGGCCAGGAGAGTTCGTGGGTCATCTTCGGTTTCCGCGTCCGCGTTGAGATCGGCGAGACTGCGCTGCGCTTCGCCCACCTGAATACCGAGCTTCACCCGAGCCAACGGTGTCAGCCCGAACTCCGGTTCGAGTTTCCCTATGCGCGCCTCAATGGCGAGCGCCTGAGAATACAGCGGATGCAGCGCGGGGGTGCGCCCGGTCGAGCCGCCCATGACTAGGCGCTCTTTGCGCGCGGCCGCCATGCATCGTTCCCACTCGTCGTAGTAGACGAACAGTCGGTGCAGTGCTGGCAGGTCAGCTTCACCCGCCACCGAGGACACGTCAGAGCGCCAGAATGTAGCCCACCGCTGACGCGTGACCTTGAGTATCCCTCGCGGCGCCTCGGGGATGACAGGGGTCGCAACCGGGCGCAAGATGACGTCTTTGGTGATCGTGTTCTGGCGCTTATTCGCGGGCTTGCGAATCGGTGGCACGGCGCAACCCCCTCTCGGGTCGGATCTATGCTGCAAACTTTTAGGA